CCCCGAAGAACTATTACCCTATGAAAGAGTAATATCTACAACTAAAGCAGTTTTGGTATACCAAAGCTTGAACCCGATATAACCGTAACAAACTACTTCCTTTCCTGTCTTTCCTGATACGGCTTTTTCCTCCCATCTAATTCCACGAGGGTGAGCATAAGTAGCAACATTCTTTACTCCGAATACTCTATGGCCATTGTTAGCATAAGTAGTTGTTCCTAATGTCTCATCCGCAAAAGTGCCGGTGCGAACGACATATACATCTATCCCCATAGGAGAAGAAAAAAAGCCATTTTTAAGAGCTGCGTCAGCAAAAGAAAAACCGCTCTTGGCCTGGTCTTCAATAAAGCCAGTCAAGTCGGTATTTTCAATTGTTAAAAATAGCCCTTTGTAGATGTCGGCATATCCAGCAACTTTACTCAAAAGATTAGAAAGAATCTCCTTGATGTTGACTGGGTCGTTAAAACCTCCAAGCGGAGTGGTATAAGTTTCTGTTCCATCTTCACAAAGGTTATTGACAATAAACCTATCAATCTTACTTGCGACCGCATACATCATCTCATCGGTTCTGTTGGCGAACAAATCAAACTTAGTAAGAATATCCTCAAAATCGTAAATATGTTCGGCAACGATAACCTCGTTGTTAACAGTCAATGTATCGTCTACGGTGGTGTAATCATCAATTACATACTGACCTGAAATAGCCTGAACTTCGGCAGTTGGTTGAGACCCATAAGGGTTCTGGATTGTTTTAGCGTCTCCTCTGTCAACTTCACAGATTTTCTCGCTAACTAAAGCATTCCTGAGAATTTTCTCAAGAGATGCCGACCGGTATTTATCCCGATAAGTTTTATCTGAAATTGTATTAGGCATTTTGGTGAATCAAGTGTTTTTACAAGGCTACGACTATTACCCTGCCACCGGATTTCACTTACTGGCTGCTTTCTTGGAAAAACGGGCTTCTACAAGTTTCTCCATACCTTCATTGTCTTCTGGGAGTTCCCCTTTTGATTCAGCGTCATTTAATAATTCTGAACCTGTAGGAGTTGTCGTTCCTTTTCGCTTCTGTTCCGTATTAGTAGCGTCGGCAGTTTCTCTTTTCTCTCTATTTTCAGCCAGTAGAGATTTAATAACACCAGAGTCAAGAGCTTCTTTAACAGAGATTTTCTTCAGGGTGGCATAATCTAACACTTCCTGAATGTCCTCTTCTGCTATATCAGTCTTCGCTAATGTTAATAAATCAGTTTGAGACAACTCTTTTTTAGGAGTTAAGTCGTCTTCTTCAACTTTAGTTTTTTTGGCTTCGGCTTCGGCTTTTTCGGCTCGGATTTTTTGGTTCTCGGCAATTTCTTTAGCTTTCGCAAGTTCTGTTTCTTTCTTGTCTGTTTCTTTCTTTTCAGTTTCCTCGTGCTCGGCCAATAAATCCTCTTCCGTTTTTTCACCTGAATCTAAAGCCGCTTTCTCCTCTGGACTTAAGGAGTCCAAATCCACTTGTTTATTTATTTCCATAGAAGTTTGTTAAGGCGATACTTCTCCGCCTTTTATTATATTGATTATTTTGTGCTGTCTTTTTTTAGACTTTCCCTAACTTCGTCTAATGATTTGGCCTCAGTGTTGGCTAAGATATCTAACTGCATCAACTGCATTTCTACGTGTTTTATCAACTGGTTTCTTGCCATAATGTTAATAACTGCTTGGTCTTTGTCTAATTGTTCAACCGGAACAGACAACCAAAGGTCAATGTTTTGATTCAAGGGAGTGTCTGGGTCTAATTCTGGCAAAAATATCTTTCTTAATAATTTCAAAACCTTCTCATTGTTTTTGAAAGTTTTTTTAATCAAATCAATTTCATTCTCGGTAATTCTCATTTGTCTTCCTTTTTCTTTTTCAATAAATCCTGTCATAATTTTATTTTTGATTTTTATGTTTTCTCTTTGGTAAATCAGTTGTGCCGTATTTTCTTTTGTGGCGTGCTCGTCTTTCTGCTTGTGTTCTTGGGATTCCTTTAAGACTCATATTATATTCTTGCTTTAACTAATTTACTCGCAGGCGTTTCGACTTTGACCGGAGCTTTTGGCTCTAATCCACCACCGGTTGCCTCCTCTGGCATTGTTGCCTTTGGAGTAACGCCTGATAATTGAAGCGGGCTTATTATTCCCGGTCCAATTTCATCTAATAATCTATTGAAAACTCTTTTTACATTGGGGTCTTGTAATCTTTCCGGGTCAGCGGTCATCAATGTTTGGAAAATATCATTCAACGCTTGATAGATAGCCTGTTTATCTTTGTTTTCTCCGGTTATTTCAATATCCATCGCTTCCACGTCAAAATCCTTAAAGTAATCTGCCCAAGTCATATCCTTTTGAGCGGATGGCTTTAATGCCCGAAGACTGCCTAATGAACTGTTTTGTTCATCTATTGCCGTCATTAGTTCTTCTCTATTGGGTATTCTTCCCTGCATTAAACGGCTTCTCAGTTCAGATTCTAATCTTGCGGGTAGAGTTAAATTGTCAAAAGCTTCTAATTCCTCACCTTCTAACAAAGCGATAACCTCGTCTGAATTCTTTAATGTCTTTTTAAAATGAGGCAAAACATATATTCTCAAAATCTCTTCCAAATGAAGTCCTTTGTTTTCAAGCATTATATTAAATAAATCGTGCGACTCAGAGCTAAGCATTGCTCCCAGTCTATAAGGCGTCCCAGAAGGCATTGTTGCTCCTGTTATGGCTTCGTTAGCGCCTGAAATTTCTCTTGCTAATTGTTTCCATTGGGTCAAAAACTCTATTATCTGCGGAATATCGTGACTTTGAGTATTAACCTGTGTTAATGGTTGTCCTTCTTTGTGTATTAAAACTTGCCCTGTCTCCACTTCTGTTGTAATGTTCCTTCCCAAAAACTGCGGGTCGGATGTCTGAGTTAAAATCTTTGACGCTAAATCTAATTGGTCTTTTACTTGCTTTGAGGAATGATTAACCATCCATTGAGAGTCAAATAAACTTTCAACTCCTCCCACTGATAACGTTCTGCCTTCCGATTCTATTAAATGCGATAAGTAATAAGGGTCTTTACCTTCTCTTCCTGAATAAAGCGTTATCTCTACTTTGTCTTTTTTCTTACCTCCTTCTACAAAGATTACGTGCATCTGCTGGACATAGACAGATATGTCTTTCTCTTTGTTTGTTAAATAGAAAAGGGGCAATTCTCCGTGAGCTTCATAAACTCCAATAAATTCGCTTTTAATATCTATATCCTCGCCTTCTAAGTTTTTTCTTGATTCTCTGCCTTGTTCAAAAGATTTAATAACTGCTTCCACCTGTTCTTGGTCATATGGCTGTTTTCTTAACTGAGCAGGTGTAAAGTATAATTTTTCAACTTTTATATTTCCATCAAAGTCCACAGTATCACAAATCATTCTGTCCCAGCTTATAATATCGGGAAATAGTTTTTTACCTTTCTCAACGAACTTGGAAACACACGAACCATAGCACGCCAGCTTATATCCCCACTTATTAAGCCACTTGCCGAAATTGTTTTTTATCATCCAATTTCGCAAAAGTATTGTTGCCAGCATTGCTTTTATTCTTTGGGCTGAATTGCCGGGTTTGAACTTGATATGTTTTCTGTCAATATCAGTCGCCTTAAACCAAGTGTAAGCCGCCATTAAAACGATGTTGAAAAATGGCTTCTCTCTGTTCAAGCTATCTTTTAGCCCGGATATATGTTGTGAATTTAAATAGGCATCTATGGTGGAGATTTTTTCTATATGAGAATGAGTGGCATATTTTCCGATTTTAATCGGACTGCCAAAAAGCAGATTTTTTTCCGCTTTTTTCACCAAATTGTAAATGCTATCTATTTCCATTTAATAAAAAACCGACCCCCTCTCTTCTCTCAAAGAGTTTAGGAGGCCGGTTAGAGGTCTTACCTACTGCCGGCTTGTTTTATGGTAATTCATTTAAAATGTTTTGTCAAATGTGGATAACTTCTATCTCTATTTTTTTGCTTTTCTTTAAAACTTTTTTCTCTTGAGCGTGGATTAAGTAATGGTCTATTCTTCCCCACTGGTCAGCTATTATCTCTATCTTTTCGTAGGGCTTTAATTGACGAACTCTTAAAACTATTTCATATTCGTTTTCTGTTATAGCTGTCTTCATCTTATTTATTTGAGGAGACCACTATCTTTTAAAACTTGATAAAGTCCCCTGCCCAGTTTTTCAATTTTATCTTCATTCAATCTTGTTCTCTCTTCGGCATTTACGAAATGCATAATTTCGTGCAACAAGTTTGCTTCAATAGCCCGATGGTGCATATTTTTATCTAACTCAATAATTCCCTGCCGATGTTTAATAAGTCCTAACCAAGTTCCTTCTTTATCTTTTACTTTTTTCTTTAAGATAACTGGATAAACAAATCCATATCCTTTAATTTCCTTTGGGATTTTCATCTTGTTGTTTGCTGAATTATGAATAGATTAATCATAATCTTTTATTCTCAAAAACTTAGTTAGCGGGTAGTTTGCGTTAATTTATTTTTTGTTTGTTTCGCCAACATATCCGCTCTTTCTTTCTGTCTCAGCATTGCTTCTGGGTCAGCGTCCGCTTTAATTATCTCGCTTAAGAAATATCTTGCGGCAGACAATAAATGGTTTGCGCACTTTGGGTCTTCTACTCCTAAGTTATTACCGTCTTTGTCTATCTTCCATCCGTAATTTTCATATTCTTTTTTAAGATTTAGGGAATTTTTTGTATAACTTATTTTCAATCCCTGAACGTGCTTTATTCCGTAAATCACACTATCAGGCCCCTTCTCGCAAGGGACAATGTTTATCCCGTGTCTTTTTATTTCCACTATACTTTTAGGTTCGGCGCAATCGGCAACCACAATGGCTCTCTTATTTAGTTTAATGTTGGTCGCAAGCTGGTCGTTAATCAGATTTGTTTCATACAATCTTTCATCAAGGATATATCCGCCATTATAATAATACACAGCAAGCAATCCAGCGGGGTCAGGGTCAAAGCCGAAATCTAATCCATATCCCAAGAGTCGGGCTTCGTGAGGGACACTTGATATTTCTTTCCATCCAGAATAAATCCTTCCCATCAATACTTCTGGGCATAGTCCTTTTATCATCTGCCAATAATAATCAGGTTTTCTATCTTTATATGCTTCGTATCTTTTATGAACTTCGTCTGGGATATAAGGATTGTTGGAGTGAGTGGAAAATATAAATTCCACATCCTTTGCTTCTGGCTTCAGTTCTAATTTATAAAATCCTTCTTCACTCGGTAAAAGGTTAAACCATCTTTTAATAATCCAATGATTTTTTGGCGGAATGTTTAGTAAGAGATGTATCTGCGACCCTTCAGTTCTTAATGAATCGTCCAGTTGAGTAAATTCTTCTTCCCCGACTTCTTCCGCTTCTTCAATAAAAGCATCGGTGTAATTAGCAAGTGATTTCAGTTTAGCGGTTCTTTCTGAAAAGGATTTGCGAAACCCGTGAGCATTGATACTGTTCTTGCCTTTTTTTATTTCCATCATAGAAGCGGCTATCTGAAATCCCTGAGATAGTTCCCATCCCTCAATCCTATCTGTTATCTCCTGCCAAATGGAACGCCTGATATCTGTATGAACCTCTCTCATTATTGCTGCCCTGAAATATCTTTCATTCTGCCAGCAAGTTGAAATTATTTTTTGGGATGTTTCATAAGACCTCCCTCCTGAGCGGCCACCGGCAAGAATAATATATCTTTTAGGTGATTTCCAAAGCGGTTGAAAGATTGAGTTAGATTCAACTTTTAGTTTCATTTCTCTTTAAAGGTGATTTCAATCTTTGTTAAGCCAACTATGTCTGTTTCTTTTCCCGAAAGCAACTGAATGTTTTTAGTGAGAATATCAACAATATAACTTATATCTCTTGCACTCGCTTTGGTTAATTTCCCTGCGCTCAATTTTGATATTGCTAATTTTCTTTTCTTTTCTAATTCATTTACAAATGGTTTTAATCCCTCTTTAATTGTTTTACTTGCAAAAATTTGATAAGGATTTTTTGCCATTGATGGCTTATATCCTGCATCTAAAACAAGCTCTCCAAGAGTTTTCTTGTTTTTTTTACTCCCAAGATTTTCCAAGATTAGTTTAATTAGCTTTTTTTGTTGTAGTGTTGCCATATAATTTATTAACTAATTTATCAAACTTATCAGACCATTTATTAAAATCTTTCAATAATTTTTTATCAAACATCCCATTTTTTACTTGTTTTCTCATTACTTTTTCAAATAAGCTTATTTCTACTATAACTTCGTTTTTTATTTTATCAAATTCTTTTTTATTCAAATTAAAATGATCGTATGCCCAATGGCAATTTTTACAAAGAATTAAAAGATGTTCTCCCTTTACATAATTCAATTTTTCCTTTTTATTAAAAAATAAACAGACAAGTTGTTTAATAATCATTACAGGAAAAATATGACAATGGTCTACTGCCCTATCATAACCACATATTGAACATACTTCTCTTGCTACTGCTTTTGCATTTTCACTTGCCATATTTTTTAGGTTTATTTTTTGATTTCGTCATTGATTTTTTCCATTCTCTTCGCAATAATATAACTGGATATAGAAGCGAAAATAAAGATTGAAATGAATATTAGTAATAATTTTAAAACCATTATCTTTTCTGTTTTTTTACTATTTCCTTAAATTCTTTTTCTGTCGCATATTTAAATTTTATTCTGGCGTGTCCTTGCTCTTTATCTATTCTCTTTACCTGTTCAAGTCGTTCTTCTAAAGTTAATCCGCCGAAATTATATCTCTCTCGTCTTAAGGAATAATACCAATCGGCTTCGTCAAGCTTGACCTTTTCTATATCCAACTCCTGGAAGAAGTTTGTAAGTATTCTTTTTAGTAATGGCGAGAATCTTAATAAGGGGATAAACTTTCCAAGCATTTCTACTTTTCCTCTTACATAATCGGTATAACGGCTGGACATCAATTTAATTAATCTTTCTGATTCTTTTACCGCATCGTTGTTCTTATTTAGATTTGAAAATGCGTCTTGGGACTGAAATCTGTAAGCTGTGTCCCAATCTACGCAAAATACTGTAACCTCCATAAATTTCATCAAAGGAACTAATATTCTCAACTTGTTGTTCTTTATTGCTTCTTCCGGTCTATACAAACCTAATGGCTTTTCTGTTTTTAATTCTTTTTCTAACGCCACTCTAAATGCCCGCCTGATTTCTGTTGCGAACTTATTATATCTTTTTTCCTTAAAGTATCCTACCCCGACTGTGTGGCCGTGAATATGATGGATATAAGTATTCAGAAAATAATAAAACTTTCTTCTGTTAAACAACCATAAAGATAATAATGTAATTTTTAAGAACCAGCTTTTGGAAATGGCTTTTATGCTTTGTATTATTACCATTTTAGCCAAACTCAAACTTTCCAATACTGGGGTATATATCATTCCCATTGGACATCCTTTTAATAGATAATTGCATCCAAGTAATTTCAAATAAGCTCCTCCCTCTTCCGGGAAAACTTGCTCCTCCACAATTCCAGAGCAATTATCTATATCTCCAAAAGCACCGTGAAGCATCAAAGGGTTTATCTCGCCAGAAATTATTTTCTTAAAGTATTTGTCTACTTTTTCTTTTACTACTTTATCAGTCCTGAATATCGTATCTGTTTTTATTATTTGTTCTCTGTCCATTACTCCAGTATAGCATATTTTAATAAAATTGTCTTGTGAATAACTTTATTTTAATTCTTTTTCTAACTTCTTAATTTTTAATAGTTCAATCTCTATTCTTGGATTCTCTTTTGAATAATCTTTTTTAATCAATAATTCTTGAATCTGGCTATCATTTTTTAAAATTATCCCTTGTAGAGAATCTATGACGAGCTTATTAAAATTATCAATGTCTGCTATTCCTTTCCTTTTAAAAAATAAAGTAATTTTAACCCTACAATCTCCTTCAAAAATTTTACCTTTATACTGACTCTTTATTTCCCATTGATACTTTTCTTTTAATTGCTTTCCTTTCTTTGTCATATAAAGACGAGCAAACTTTCCTAAACAAGTGCAACGATAAATACTTTGCGTGCTTAATGGAGCCCCTTTGAAAATTATTTTCATCTTAATTTTTTAAACATTTCTTCTGTTAATTTACGATTTGATTCTAAGATATCGTGGCAAGATTGGCAAACCAAAATAGTTTCTGAAAACTCTCCTAACTTCTCCGGGTATTTTATATATTCCACTCTTTTTCTTTTATGGTGAAATCCTAATATCCAGTTATGAAGGCACCCCTCTAAGTTCGCCTCACATTGAATAATTCCTTTTTCCTCGTATATCTTTTTAAGTTTGGCTCTGTCTCCCGCCCATTCAGATACTCTTTTTCCTTGCTTCATAGTTATCTTATTTTAATAATTTAAGGATTTCAAAAACAGAAATTGGATATATTTTATCTTCATCAGTTATGTCCCATTCAACTTCTTCCCATATATTTTCACTAATCTCAAAAACAAATACTTTCTTTTTTTGAATACTTCTAATAAGGTTTAAATCTTTCATATCAAATCTTACAAAAAGGAAAGTATCTCCTTTCACAAAATCTTTTTTAATTGATTGAATATAATCACAGAACTTTATTTGTTTTTTCCCCATAATTATTTCCTCAACCCTTATTTTTCGGGTTAAGGTGTTATTATAATAATTACTCCTTGTCCCATTTTAATTTTACCCCACAATTTGAACAATACTTAGCAAACTTTCCAACATAATCGTTTTTACAATTAGGGCAAAAATACAAATCACAAAATACTTCCTCTCTACAATCAAAATCTTTTTTTCCTATTTTAACCTCTATCTTCTCTCTTAATTCTTTCTGGCAGTTTTCTAATAAATCATCAATAAAAGCAATCAAGAAACCAAACTCATCAGAGCTGTCTTTGAAGTGGATTTGAAACTCACTTTTTAATTGTTCTTTCTGTTCTTTATTCATATCTCTTATTTTTCTCCTAAATCATCTACTAATTTATTCAATTTCTTAATATCTTCTATACTATCCATCCCACAAATCCTCTTAAGGTGCTGTTTTAGTGCCGATATTTTTATTCGTGGAACTAAAACCCAATCGTGATTTATAATACTACTACTTTTACTTCCAAACTTTGAATAATTACCTGTTGTCTTTATCTCTTTATTCATATCTATTTTAAAATTGATTATGTAAGCGATAAATCCAATCTATAACTGGCAATAATTTCTTTAAATCAAGTTGATAAATCCTTTTCACACTTCCGAGATTTACTGCTGTTCCTTCGGTATAACGAAGTTTATGACATTCAAAGGCTCTTAAAAAATCAAAAAAAGCTAACTCACCATCTTGGAACTTATCTACTTGCCCGATTCCTTTTGTTTTACCATAAACACTTTTTGGCAAAGTTTCAAATTCAACAAAAGCACTATAAGGAATAGGTTCTCCTTCTTTATTTATAAAAGCTATATTTGTTCCAGTGGTTTCTTCTTTCTCTTTTATCTCTTTATTCATATCTCTTATTTAGATTTTAAACTTATTTCTGCTAAATCTACCCATCCAGGCAATTCGCCCTCATCATCCCAATATATCTCTCTCTTATAGGACAAACTCCTTAATGGAACTTTCTCTATCTTAGCCACTCTTTCCATTTCTTTTCTTATTGATGTTGGCATTTGTGAATCAAAAATATCATCATTTTCATCATAATCGCCTGCTTCTAATTGACTTTTTATTAGATATACCTTTTTCATAGCTCTATATCTCTTTATTCATATATATTTTGCTGGGCGTTTACGGAGAGAAGTAAACCTTACACCTTTTTCATCCACAAGACTCCTTTGTAATAGATAATGCCTTCTATTGGCTTAAGGGGTCAAGACTTCTATTTCTCCCAGCTTTATGTATCTTATTTTAATTGGTTAAAAAGGTGTGGCACTCCGCTTTGGAAAGGATAGACAGTAAAATCTCCGTCATCCCAATCTCTCAAACAATGGCGTCCCGTGTTATCTTTTTTAATTCTCATTATTTCGGGACAACCACTTTCAAAGAATGATTGCTTGATACATTTGAAAATATACATCTTTGGAGTTTCTTTAATATCCCATTCTCCTCCATCATATTCAGTCCCTCCTCCACTAATATATTTCATTTGATACTTCTTTATCTCTTTATTCATATCTATATTATCTACAAAATATTATTATACAAATAAACCCCAAAATAAGTGGTATTCCATACAAATAAATAACAGGGTCTTTATACCATTTTGGATATGTTGAAAATATTGGAAATACATTCTTTGCTTCTCTAATTTCCTTTATTCGTTTTTTTTGTTCTTCTTTATTCATATCTCTTATTTATTTTAATAATTTAATTCTTATGGATTCTATTTTCTCCCAAATTTCTTTTTCAAGACCAGAACAACAGATTCTTCCCATTTTTTTCTGTAATTCTATTCTGTGAGCTATTATTTTATTTGAAGGAATAGGTATTTCAAGACCTAAAAACATATCATTTGATAATTTAATCGTCTTATGTGATGATTTCATATATATTTTATTTTTCTAATTTTTATTTAAGCCAATCGGGGTCTTGGGTTAATTCCTCTATACTTGGAAACGGCACACTTACTCCAGTGCGTCTTGCTATGGTTCTGTTAACTATCTTGTAAATAGCGTCAATATCTTTTGTCCACGGGATATCAATTCCTTCTTTAATGGTCTTGCGTAGGTCAAATCCAGCGTCATTTAGGGCTTCTGCGAGTTGGGTAAAGTAGAGGTGCAAGGTATCATTTTGATGTCCTGTTCTCTTCTCGTCTAAAATTCGCACCTCAAACTGCGTTATACCCTTCATTGACATTTCCTCTGATACTTTTTCTTTTGCTTCCAACTGATTTTCCGCTTCTACTTCTAAAATGAATTTTACTTCTACTTTCATTCTCGTGGCTTTATTTTAAAAACCTGAGCACGTAGATTGATTGCTGGAATTTCAACTGCTCGTGATATTTTTCCGTCTTTTTCAAACTCAATATAAGTTCCTACTGTATTCCACTTTGTTTTTGTTTCGCCGTCTTTCTCGTATTTTTCGGGTCGTGAAATGTTATATTTTTTTACTGTCATAATTTATTGGTTTATTATTTGCTGATTATATCCCTCGTCGGCCGCATTGTCCCTTGCTTCGGCCTTTTCTAACCCGGGCTTTATAAGTCCAGCTATTATTTTTGAAACCTGCGATTTTTCTAAATCCTCATAAGACACAATTAAGGTATTAAGTTGCTCGCTAAGATATTGCCATTTCTGTTCGTCTGTCTTCCAGCCCGCTTTTGTTAATAAAGTTTTCAAATAGGAAAGTTGCTTTGCTGATGGCGGATATTTAGATGCTTCGGCATTGTCCCCGCTTGCTTTGTTACCGTCATCATCTTCTGCTTGAAGGGCGAATAACGATTGGATGGCATATCTCCTGTAATAAGTGATAATCGCCCCAGTTTTTTGAGGGTCAGGATTTACTGGCAAAGTTGCTTCGGTTTCTATTTTCTCGCCAGTTTCAGTATCTACTAAAACTGTTTTAAGATTAGTTCCGTTAATCGGCTGGATTAAAACTAATCCGTGCTTTGTTAGGATAGGTTTTATTACATCTAAATAGTCATTGATGTCAGCATATTTTGATTTATAGAAAGGATTTTCTTTTCCTTTCGGAATTGCCGTGAACTCTTTTTGGCACTCTAATAGTTTTTTATATATTGTTTTATTTTCTGTCATAATTTTTTAGTTTCTCAATAATTACTTCGGTTTCCTCTTTACTAAAGACATTTTTTATTATTTTGGCGATGCTTTGGATAGAAACTACTGGTTCATCTCTACTCTCTTTAATCGCCGCCCATATAATTTCTGTTTTTGCTTCTTCTATGTTTTTAAACATATTTTTTAGAGAGGTTTAGAAGTGCGAGAAACCTGAGCGGGAACTCACACTCCTAAATCTGCTCGGGTTAATTGTGGTCAAATAACTCTCTCTTTTCCTTCTCTGCTTCTTCAGCTATTCTCTCATCTTCTTCGTCTTCGGCATCTCTCTCGGCTTGGGCTATTCCTTTTGCTTCTCTTTCTTCGTCTGTTATATTGTATAACTTATTTCTGAAGTTCCACTCACTTACTAATCGCTCGCTTTCTTTTTCTGTCATCTTTCCTTCCTTTATAAGTTGCCTGAAATAAGCGGGCTGGAGTTCTTTTATTTCCTCGTCTAATGACTTTTGAAGTTCTTTTATGTTAGTCATAATTATTTATTTATTTATTAGGTTTTAGTCTAAATGAACCACAAATTATTTCATTGCCATCTTGGGAGTATGTCATCACACAACTATATCTAAACATATAGCTTTCATACTCAATCATCTCGCCACTTTCAGTTAAAACATATCCCCTAATCCTATGTGTTCGTCCCTGTATAGTGATTATAACCATAGAAACCAGTATCCCGACAATAGCGATAACAATCAATAATTTAATTAAAGTAAAACATCTATTTTTACTCATTTTATTTTAGTTCTTGGTTTGCGACCTTTAATCCTCAATTATAATTCCTATGCTTTTTAATAGTTCTTCCTTTTGAGTAATTTTAATTCTTGCTCCCTGAAAGTCTGTTCCCCGAAGGTTTGCTTCCCGAAGGTTTGCTTCCCGAAGGTTTGCTTCCCGAAGGTCTGCTTCCCAAAGGTTTGCTCCCCAAAGGTTTGCTCCCCAAAGGTCTGCTTCCCGAAGGTCTGCTCCCCGAAGGTCTGCTTCCCGAAGGTCTGCTCCCCGAAGGTCTGCTTTGTTTTTTTCTACTGCCTCTTTTATATTCTTATAATCGCCTTCAACTATTATATTGTTGGTATATCTATTTTTTATTTGTATTTCCATAATTATTTAGTTCTTGGTTTGCGACCTTTAAGTTGTTCTAAAATCTTGTTCTGCTTTTTCTGTAATTCCTTAATCTTTAATAATCTGTTTCTTTCCCTGCCACCTTTTTTATAAAGCAGTTTTATTCTTTTTTCTAATGTTTTAATTTTGTCTTTCATAATAGTTTTCCCCACCCTTATTTCTATTTTATACCTTCAAGCAGATATGTCAAGGGTTTTATTACCCCAACCTGTTAACAACTTTAGCCCGACCCATAACTCAACTTTTTATTTCAATCGCCTTAAAACGCAACCTCGTTGATAGAATTTTGCCTGTTTTGTTAAAATTCGCTATTTCCCTAACTTTGATGCTAAAAAATGTTCTTTACTGATAACGATAAACTTCTTCTCCTCGTTGTCTAAAATTAAGTATTCTTTTTTATATTGTTTCTCTAATTTCCAGACAGATTGTATCGCCTCTTCTTTATTGTTAAAATAAGTTCCTATTACAGATTTCATAAGATTATTTTAAACGCTGAAATAATAAATTCTCATCGGGGTAGAATTTATAAACATAGATTTCTTATCCTCGTATTCGCCAACCTTGACCTTTCTTTTTAGGTCTTTGTTATTAGGGATATTTAACATTATTTCTTTTTGACCTATATTTAGGATAAGTTTTTCTACTCCTCTTTTCCACGCTAATCTGAATAACTTTTCATTTAAGCCGACTTTCCATTTATTGTTTTCTTTAAAAGGATTTCGTATCTCTATTTTCCAAAGGATATATTCGTCTGATATTATTTCTTCTATATTTAATCCCCAAATTTTAAACATTTTATAAGAACTTTTTAATGTATTCTAATGGATTTTCTTGGAGCACCATTTGTTGAAGATTATACTGCCATCTAAACTGATTAGTAGAACCTTTATAAGTCCTAATTTCCTCTCCAAAAAATGCTTTGGCAAAATCGTAAGAGAAGATAATTTCTCTATAATGGCAAAATATATTTTGATACCACCATTTCTCATTTATGTCTTTATGGTAATTGGGATTAAAACAACATATGTCCCATCCCTCTTTGCTTGCTTTTTCTATTGCTTTTTTTAAAATTTGTTGATTAGTCATATTTCTAAAATTAAATCTTTATTTGATAGTTCTTTTTCTTTTATAATATCAAATACTCCGCTGATACAAATCTCGCAAATCTTCTTTAATTCG